CTATCGCTTCAAACCCAAATCCTAATATTATATACGCTGCCATTACATCCAGTTTTACAGCAAACTCAGAAGAAACAATTACTTCAGATTTTGTATTTGTAAGACCAAGAAGTTCACAGTTTAACTATTCTGAAAACCCATCGTTTATCTCGGGTTCAACGGGTGAGGTATTATTCCCATTATTTATTAACTCACCTACAACATATATTACAACTGTAGGTTTGTATAATGATACTAATGAGTTATTAGCAGTAGCTAAATTATCAAAACCACTAGAAAAAGATTTCACAAAAGAAGCTCTTGTTAGAGTTAAGCTGGACTTTTAAAATAAATGAATGAGTGCATTCAAACAATTTTTATCACAGGATTTAATAGTAGAACCCTTTCAAGTAAATAAGGGGTTCTCCTTCCCTGCTTCTGAATTTACAGATTTCAATGTTCAAATAGGTAAATTCCTAGGTAAAAACATTCAATCAACAGTATTTATCTCAGGGTCTAATACTCCTACTGGTAATTCATCTGTAGGTACTCAAGATCCTGAGTTAATATATAATTCTATTAAGGAACTATATTATTCTAACTTTGTAACTTCATCTTATGGTTCTCCAGTTCAAACACAAAGTTTGTTTCCTGGAGAAAATGAGATGGGTGATGTATTTGTAGGTAGCCCAGATTCTTCTGGTAGATATGAAAACTACTTACAATCTACAGTTCCACATCGTTTTATCCCCACAGGTTCAGGTGCAGAAATTGCAGTTTTATCTATCCCATCACGTTTATATGGAGATAATCTTCAACCAAACTCAATCAATCTAATATTTAGTGGAAGTGCTTACAATATAACCGATGATGGTAATGGTAATCTAATATCAGGAAGTACAGTAGTGGGTAATGTTATTTACTCACATGGTATTATAACATTTACCTCACCATCCTCAGAAGGTTATTATTACGGTAGTTCTTATTACGGTAGTTCTTATTATGGGGGTGAGGGAGTTGCTACTGGGATTGTAGATGATTTTTTAACAACAACTGACATAACATGTTCATTTTCCAGCTCATTTGATATTTACGAGACACAATACAAAGCTACTATAAACGAATTTGAATTTAACTTCTCCCAAAATCCATCAATAATCTCAGGATCTACAGATGGTACAGTTTATGATTTTGCAACCGGTTCTTTTTTCTCTCCTTACGTTAGTACCGTAGGATTATATGATGATAATCAAAATCTACTTGCAGTAGGAAAGTTATCTCAACCACTACCAACATCAAGAACAACAGATACTACTATATTTATAAACATAGATAGATAATATCAAAACTAAAAAAAACAATATACAGTGGCAGTAACGTTAAATCAAATAGATCAAATATCAGATGGCCAAGTCATCAAAGCTGGTCACATTTCTCAATCACTTGTAGCATTTTCAGGAAGAGCTGCCTATAATATAAACCTTAGTGGTAGTTTTGCTGTAACGGGTTCTATGTATCATAGTGAAGTTAGCGATGCCGCTGGTGTTGCATCTAGCGTTTTAGTTAGAGATAATACTACAGGTGAATATTATACTACTGGTTCATATGGAGGGAGTAGTGATTCAAGCCCAAGTGATTCAAGCCCATCAGGTTATGAGTTTACAGGTGGGTTTGCTGCTAAAACTGATCTCGATGGTTTTGTTTGGGATTCAACAAGTGGTGTTCAATATACATCTGCAAATGCTGATGCTGGAGATTACTTAAAGTTCGGACTCGATCGTACAGTTCACTTGGCAGTAGATAATCCGTATTGGACAGATCCAACCCCAAATACAAATATCGCAGACTTTGGTATGTTTGCTGGTGATCACTTACCAGCAAATAAGACAACTTCACTAATCAATTATACTACAGCATGGGGAGATGGAACAATAGGATCCATTGCACTTGATGGTATTAATGTTGGTGACTTAGTTTCTGTCCGTTTCGATTATAACATATTACCTCAAGTCCAGAATACTACGGTTGAAACCGGGTTAAAATGGGCAACTCGTGACGCTTCAAATAATGTCACTTTTGAGTTCTTCTTGCAAGGATCAACTACTTTCTTCGGTCAAGGTTCGGTTGGTGTCTCTAGACTCCAACGTGTAACCAGTACTGCATATTTAGCTTCTGCAGAGGATATTAACGCAATCGCATTACCTGTAATCAAATCTGATAATCCGGTAATTATTCAACCACTATCAATGCTAGTAACAATTACTAAATAATGGCTATAAAAGTAACAAGAAATGATGCAGGTAACTGTATCACATTCGTAGGGTCAACGAACCCTGTATATTGGAACTCTTGTCTAGAGGGAGAAATCAACGAGAATAATTCCAACAATGTAAACGTAATCAATAAGATTAGAACAGTAGAAGAAGGTACAACCATCTACGAGTTTTTTAACTTACCTTACACTGACTTCCAGGATAAAGACGGAAACGATTTTGTATCTCCTTCTGACTGTGCTGAGTATATCACTGCTAACGCTAACGTACTTAGTAACACAGGTACTTTTATCTTTAGTCAAACTGATGTTATAGACGCTCAGAGAGATGCTACTGACACTACTGTTTTATTCAGTAATGGTGATATTTTTGCTGTTAACTCTTTAACTGCTTCAGCGGTAGCTGACGGGACTATCAAAATATCCACTGTTCGTGGGGGTAAAGATATATATACTCATATAAGATACTACAACGTAAGTGTTCTTAATGGAGGGGTTATCGGATTCAACACTATAGAGGCAGCGGTAGATAGACTTAACGAAGTGTTAGGTGGAACTACAGTTGGTTCGAATACAGGTAACACATCAACTACCGTAACAACTACATCTAACTCTTCTGATTTTACCGTATACGGAAGCAGGATTACAGAGACAGGTTCAGGAACTACCTTAGGATATACTTCTACAGCTCAAGCAGGTAACTTTGATACTAGTAATGGTTTATACTCTAATCAGACTATATCCAAGAATGGTGAGTATTTTGAGTTCGAGCAAGCATCAGGTGATTGGACTAACTCTCGCGGTGTTTATATTGGTTTATTTGACGAGACTACTTATAATGTAGAAGACTTAAATGTCGATAGCGCAGGTAATGCTGTTAAGGGTTTGTTATACCTTAGATTATACCCAACTCCATTTACTTTTGCTGACGCTACAAACGGAGCGGGTAAGATTAACGAGGTAGGTTTTTCAAATAGTCCTCAAACCAAAACCAAGTTCAGACTAGGTAGAGATAATGATGGTAGAGTATACATTGCTCACGAGACTTCCCCGAATGTGTTTGAAGTAATCTGTCGTAGCGAAAGTGTTATTGCTACCGATACAGAATTAAGATTCTTCTCTATTATGCCTAGGGATAATCAGTTAAATGGGATAAGAAACATGACTGTTAATAATGCTGTTCTAGCAGCATCGTTTATTTGGTACTATATTGAGTCTCCTGACACTGAGTTTTACTACCCATTATTTAGCTCACAAGCTGACGCTAAAACAGTTGACGAATTGTACGGAACTGCTGCTTCTGGGTCAGGGTTATCTCACCCTCACACGTTTGCTGATGAACAGCCTTCAGTTCAGACTTGGTACATGCCCTCAAGTTATATGACTCACGCAGGGGCTTCTGCACCAACAACTCCTATTGGGATAGCTTGGAATGAGATTCAGACAGGTGATGACGCTAGCTATATACCTTCTCAGTTCACCAACTCTATGAATGTTTCAGAGGGTGATAACATAAACTTCCAGATAAAACCTTTAGGAGATCCTAACACGTATTCTCTTAGTAATATACCCGTAGGTCTTGCTTATAACTCTATTTCAGGATATCTTCAAGGAACAGCTCCTGAAGTAACAGGAGATAATATTGCTAACCCTAGTGATGTTTACTCTATTACTGTTACAAAGGTTAACTCTTACGGAAGCTCTGTAGGTACACTTACTATCAATATAGCGAACTTAACTGTTCCTGCCGTTAGTGTTACAGGTATAGGATATGAAGGCCCTGCTACGCCTACAGGAACTAGTGTTAATGCTGATAACTGGTACTCTATAAATGAGCCCTTATCTGCAGGTGAGAGATTCGTAATCCCAGGGACTGTTATTCAAGATTTATTCAATGCAATGGATCAGAACTACAGCAGTACTATATTATTCGGAATCAAGGACACTAGCTGGGTTAATACTATTGATGGAAACCACACAGGTGGTACTATCCCTAGTCAAGGATTTCAGAATGATTTAGTTATTAGATTACAGAAAAATAACTTCGCAAGTGCTGAGCTTAGAGTACTATCTAACTATTATTCTCAAGGCGCTGCAATCAGTTTTAGCAATTCAACTGGGGGTTCAAACCTTGCTGCCTTCATAGAAATTTCAGTTGAAGGTAATCAAATCCGTATGGGTGTTACTGCTGACACTGCGACAGACCGTACAGCAACTACTATCTATTCAGATTGGTCTCAAGGTAAAGGTGATATCGAAATTTCACCGATGGGAGATGGTACTTCGAGAGAGATTATGGTGTTTTGGGACAAAGGTCAGACTTCAACCGGATTTGACGCAGACGATATAGATTGGACTAACTTGACAGAACAAACTATTCCTGTAGCTCCTATATCCCATACAACCGCTTGGACTAAGGCTATAGATTTTAACGGTAGCAGTCAACGCCTAAAACAATATGCGGCTACACAGGCTTCTGCTTTAAAGATGAATGCAACCACTACTTCTGTTGCTGCTACAGGTAGAACTACAAGTGATAACAGTGGTAGAGCTTGGACTACTACTGTAGTGTTTAACCTTGATGGTAATAATAGTGACCAATATATTTGGAACTATGGAGAGGGTAATTCTAATGGTGATAACAATATCTACTTAAGAATAAACGGTAGTAGAGAGTTATTCTTTGGATGGGGTCAAGAATCAACTTCCCTCAATGAATGTAGACTAGGTACTTTTAGTGCTAACAAATGGTATGGTATATATATTGCTCATGATGGAAGTAGATTAGGATCATCATATATGACTCCTTATTATCTATCTCGTATGTTTACTATCAAACACATGAGTGAAACTCGAGATTTTAACACTCTTTATGATGACAAAAGTACAACAGAAAATTGGACTGCAGGTACTACAGGTGGTATAATGACCAATTCTATATCCGGTGACCTAACTATCGGTGGTAGAGGTTCAAATGATAACTTCCACGGAAAGATTGCTAGTATGGTAGTTAATACCTTGAAGGTTAATCAAATCCTACCAGATGATGTAGAGATAGCGATGATGATTAATGATCCTATGAAGTGGTTAGCAGACTATAAAGTGGGTAATGCTTTCAGATACCCTTGGAGTAGCGTTATTGAGTCTAGTTGGTCTATGAACCATACTTACTCTGCGTGGTCAACTCAGGTATGGTTAATGGGTGAAGGTACGAGTGATTCTTTCGCAAACAATATAAGGAATCAAAGCTCACCTGCTGATCTTACTACACGGATGGTGTTTAATAGTATGCAGGCTAACGACATTGAAACGGTTAACATCACAGGATTAACTTCATAAATTAGAATAATATGAACAATTGGTTATATAAAGGGGAAGAAATGATTTCTTTGGAGTCATTTCCCCCATCAACATTCGGTTTTGTATATAGAGTAATCCATATCCCAAGTGGTAAAACTTATATAGGAAAAAAATTCGTTAAATTTACACGTAAAGCTAAACTAACTAAAAAAGATTTAGCATTATATGAGGGTACTAAAGGTAGAAAACCATCATATAAACAAGTGGTTAAAGAAAGCGATTGGCAAACATATTGGGGTTCAAATAAAACGTTATCTAACTTATTAGATAACGAACCAATAGAGAACTTTAAACGTGAAATTTTAACTTTGGCTACCTCAAAGAAATTATTAACTTACGAGGAAACAAAAGCACAGTTTATCTACGAGGTACTAGAAAATCCAAACGATTTCTTCAACGATAATATTCTCGGCAAGTTCTACACAAAAGACTTTGAGTCCCAAAAATAGGGTCGTATATTCACCCCTATATGGTAAATCATTTATTAGTAAACATAGTTAACTCCGTTTTAGGAGCAGGTAAATCTACAGCTAGAGGCAATCAAGCCTACCACTGTCCGTTTTGCCACCACTCTAAACCAAAATTAGAGGTTAACTTTACTGATGGACAGAAAAATCCTTGGCACTGTTGGGTATGTAATAAAAAAGGTACAAATCTAGTTACCTTACTCAAACAAGCTAAAGCCCCTGACGATAAGATTGCTGAAATC